TACACCTAGATAAGATACGTGGTGAAGTACAGAACGCTATAGATGAAATGAACCAGCTACAAAAAGATACACTGGCTTCTATGCGAGAAGTAGAAGCACTAAATCGTGAGACAGAAAAAGATGTACGAGATACAATGCGAGAAACAGAAAGTCGCATTGAAGATGACATGACTAAGCTTGAGGAACGTTTAAGTACTAGGTTACAAGAAGCTTTAGACAATCCATTAGTGGGCAATTGATTGACATTTAACATTATTTATGTTATAACAAGACAATACAAAAGAAAGATTTAATATGTATTTTAATCCTTTAGACATTAAAAATATTATATATCCTAGAGCTTCTGGGTTAATAGCTTTTTACGGTGGAGCACCAAATGGTGGACCACCAGGTAATGGGGGATATTATGGTGGTAATCCCCCTAAGAAAAAGAAGACTAAGCCTAAGCCTGTTACTACTATCCAAAAAACATCAGTACAAAAGTTTACATCTACTTACCCTGAGTTAGCTGGACAAGAGTTTGCTACTGCTGCTGAAAGAAATGCAGCAGAAGCTCAAGTACGTCAACAAAGAATACAAAATGAAAGACTAGAAGAAATAGCAGCAGATCAAAAAACAATGTCTGATGATGCTAGGGCATTACAGAAAAAACAACTAGCAGATCCAGCTGGACAAATAACTAAACAAACTGTAGATACTTCAGATGCAGATGCAACAGGTACTTCTATTGCCGCAGGTACTGGTGAAGTAGGTGATATAGATAAAGTTGTTGCAAAAACAGCTGCTGAATCAGATGTAGTTGAGGAAATAAAACCTAAAGGCCCTAAATTAACTAAGATGGAATATGTACGTAAGTTAATGTCTGATGAGGGTTTAAATATGTCTCAAGCAAGAGGAAGAGCTGATGGTACTGGACCAGGTTCTTTTTCAGCATACGGAATTGAATATGATAAAACTCCAGATCCTACACAAGCAGAAACTTATGAAGCTACTAAAGTAGAAGATAAAGCTAGAGAAGAAGCAGATAAAGTAGTAGGTGCAGAAGGTACAGTATCAGAAGAGTCTAAAGTTGTAGCAGCTGAAGGTGAGTTATCAGAAGAAGCTAAAGCTAAAGCTATAAAATTTGATGAAGATAAAGTTAAAGAAATTGTATCAGGTGAAAGAGTTGTAGACTCAAAAGAATTAGCAGATGCACAAGGTTTAGATGAAGAAGCAGTTAAAGCTAAAATTGCTGAGGCTAATGTACCAGATAATATTGTTGCTGCAACTACTACAGTTAAACCAGAAGAGTTACCTGATGCTGCTCAGATAGCTGAATCAGACATGGCATCAGCTGCTAATGTTACAGATGAAGGTGGTTTAGATGCACCAGCAGTAGCTGCTAAACTAGCAAAATTTACTGTCGATGCTGAGACTTTAGCACAAGCTGCACAAGGTAACGTGGACGCTCAGGACACCGTACAAGGGCAGTTAAGTTCTTTAATGAAAGACTTTGATGATGGCACTCCAGCATGGGCTGCAGGGGCTATACGAGCTGCTAACCAAGCAATGCTATCTCGTGGTATGGGTGGTAGTACTATGGCTAGTGCAGCTATACTACAAGCTGCAATGGAATCAGCATTACCTATAGCTCAACAAGATGCACAAATTTTTGCAACTATGAACATGCAAAATTTAAATAATAGACAACAGGTTGCTTTATCTAATGCTGCTGCTCAACAAGGACTATCATTACAGAATTTAAATAGTGAACAGCAAGCTATGTTACAAAATAGTACTAACTCTTTTGCTTTACAATCTCAAAACTTATCTAACGTACAACAAACAACTTTAGCTAATGCACAAATTAAAGCTGCATTGCAGGGTCAGAACTTATCTAACAGACAACAAGCTAATATAGTAGAAGCTGCTAGGTATGCTGAAGTATCTAACCTTAACTTAAATAATAAACAGCAAGGTATACTTCAAGATAATGCTAATGTTATGCAAATAGAAGTAGCTAATCTTAATGCAAAGCAACAAGCTTACATTGTAAATGCTCAACTTGAAGCAGCACTACAAGGTAAACAAATAGATAACAAACAACAAGCAGCTATACAGAATGCTTCTATCTTTGCTGACGCTAATAACTTAACTTTTACTGCACAAGAACAAGCTAAGATACATAACTCTGAGCTTATGAAGACTATAGGTTTAGCAGAACTTAACTCAGAGCAAGCAGCAACACTACAAAATGCAGCTACTGTAGCATCAATGGACATGGCTAACTTGTCTAATGAACAACAGGCTAAGGTACTTAATGCTCAAAGCTTTCTAGCTATGGATATGACTAACTTAAACAATGAACAACAAGCTGTTATGTTTAAAGCACAGGCTATGCAACAAGCTTTACTATCTGACCAAGCTTCAGAAAATGCAGCTAAACAATTTAATGCAAGCAGTGAGAATCAAACTAAACAATTTATGGCTAACTTAAGTACACAAGTAAGTCAGTTTAATGTCGCTCAAAAGAATGCTACTAACCAGTTTAATGCAGGTGAAACTAATGCTACTGCTAAGTTTAATAAAGAAATAGAAAATCAAAGAGATCAGTTCAATGCTAAGAACCAGTTGGTAATAGCACAAGCTAATGCTGAGTGGAGGCAGGGAGTTGAACTTACTAACACAGCAGCACAGAATGCAGCTAATGCAGCTGATGCACTAGCTGCAAACACTATGACTCAGGGTACTTTAGATCAGGTGTGGCAACGTGAAAGAGATATGTTAGACTACGCTTTTAAAGCAAGTGAGAGTGCAGAGAATAGAACCTTACAGATTCTTCTTGCAGATAAAACTGGTGCTGAGTATGCTAAACAAAGAGCTGATACTAATCAAACTTATATGTATGCAACATTAGCAAAAATAATATTTGGATTTTAAAGAAATAGGATAACATAATGACAATACCATATGAGAAAACATTAAAGGCAGCAGACTTAGCTTATTATAAAGATAAAAGATTAAGAGATAAAGAACCGTTATTTGGTGTGCCACAAGCAGATACTATTGATCCAAGTTTACTAGAAAATAAATCAGCAAAGGCTGGTTTAAAAAGTCTTATGTCTAATAAATCAAAGAAAACAAATGAGACTCAAGAAAGTATAGGTGAGTTAACTCAACTTTATTATAAATTAAAAAGTAAGAATGAAGAATTAAAAAGTAACATAGAGACTGGAGAAGCTTAATGATTAATGCCCCAATACCAGGACAGTCTTTAACAGGAGAACCTAAGAGTTATCCTTGGGAGAATCCTCCTAAGTACGTAAAACCATTTGATGCAGCAATGTACCACTTAGAACAATTAAATGAACCTAAAAAAGTTACAGCTCTCTTAGATATGTTAGAGTTAGATGTAGACCTAGTTACATTAGTTAGTGGTGTATTACGTATGGGTGTTTCAGAAGGTATACATACTGTAGATGTTAGTTTATTAATTGCACCAGTACTGCATGAGTTTATTAAAGGACATGCTGACAGAGCTGGTATAAATTACAATGAAGGTTTTGATGAAGAAGATATGGATCGTACAGATATAGAGTACACTATAAGACAAAGCAAATCAAAAAAACTATTAGCTAAATTAGATGAAGAGATTAGAGACATCAAAGGTATGCCTGAAACTATGACTGAAGAAATGCCTGAGGTTATGACTGAAGAAATGCCTGAGGTTATGACTGAGGCTATGCCTGAGGAACAACCTCAAGGGCTTATGGCTAGACAAGGGAGTGCTATGTAATGGGTGTTTGGGAAGGTATATATACAGGATTAATAGATCTTGATAATAAAAAATACAGAGACTCGCAGTTAGGTTTTCAAGAAAAAAAGATGGAATTAGTTGAAAAAGAATATGAAACTAACACTCGATTAAAAACAATGGATAGTTTTTTTGATATAAATGGTTTAAGACCTAGTGCATCTAATAGATCTAATACAAAATTAAATAGTATTAATAATAAACAATCTCAAGTTTATAAAGCTCAGTTATTAGAGTGGGGTTTAAAACCTGAGCACTTAGCTCATATAGATTCTTATAATGATCCAGCTGCAATAACTAACACTTGGAATCTTGCTAATACAGCTAGATTAAACTTAGCTAAAATTCATGGGCAGTTTAAAAATATTCCAGAGGATGAAATAAATACATTATATGTAGAAAGATTAAATAATCTGGTTAGTAGTGCAGTAGGTTCAAGAGGACAAGATGTTCAAGCATATAATAATTCAATGATAAGTTTAGGTAGAGACGCTGACATAGATACTGATGATCCTATTTTTACAAACAGATTAAATACACTTTCTAATATAGCTTCACAAGGAGCTGTATCTTTAGATGAATCTTTAACTATATTTGAAAAACCTAAAGAAGAAAAAGAGGAGAGAGATATAACTAGAGATGTTCTTGCTGTTATAAAAGACCAAGACGCTAGAATTAATAATGTATATACTAAACACGTAGAAAATTTAAACTCTCTTAATAGTGCATTAACTATAACACAAGAAGATAATTTTTATAAATACATTGATAGTACAGGTAGTACTAAGGAATTAAATAAACAAGAAATTATGGAAATAAAAAATCAATTGCCTATGGTACTAGATTTTTTAACGGGTATAGAAGATAATACAACACAAAAAAATTCTTTGTTTGGTCAAAACTTAATAGAAAATTTACCTAAAAATTATCAGACTAACAAATTATTACTGTCTAGTTTGTATGGACAAGAAAGAGATAATAAAGTTTATTTAAATTTAGTACCTACTGACTGGCAAGATAGCAATAACCCTAATTTATTATTTAACTTCTTATACAGTAAACAACTATTACCTTCAGGTCTAAGAGTAAGTAGAATCAGTAATGGTAAAAAAGTAACTTCAATAGTTAGTTATAGACAGGATTAAAATGGGTACTACACTTGAAGAAGAACTTTTTACACCTTATATATCTCGTCCTTTTTCAGATGATTTTCTAGAGTATAATAAAGATACGCTTACCGAAGAAGATCTAGAGCGAGGAGATGTTAATCTTAGTACGTACCCTCCAATAGTTCAGAGTGGTGAGATGACACCTGAAGAATGGAACGCAAGAATTTTAAAAGAAATTAAAAGAGAAGAAATTATTGAAGAAGAATTTACACCCTATGTACATCAGAGTGATGATTCTTTTCTTAATCAATCTGAAGAAGTGTTTACTATAGAAGATACATTAGAAGAAGGATTAGGTCTTAACCAAACTTTAACTGAACAAATTAAATCTGGCCGCACTGAAGATTTAAATAAATATTTACACAAAAATTTCCCTTATGATATAACTAAAGAAGAAGTACTAGCAGATGATTTTGTCTATGAAAATTTAATTCAAAGTTTAGAGGCTAGATACCAACCTGGTTTAATTAAAGGAGCCCTTTCTAAAAGAGTTAGTGGTAGTCTTGGGGGTGCTACAGGTACAAAAGAAATGTCTCCGTTTAATATAGCTAGAAACTATAGAGAGATGCCTAGAAAAGATGTGTTTGAAATCTGGCAAAACTGGCAAAGATCTTTTGATGCAGGTCATTCGGTTACTGCTTCGTCAGATCTTCTATACTTATCAAACGTAGATGATGAGACTAAATATAAAGTTGGTAACGGATATGTTATTCAAAACCATATGACTAATGCTTTATGGGGTAGAGGAACTTGGCCTGAAACAGGGGATGCTATTACAGATGCTATGACAAATCTTATTTGGGATGTGCCAGCAAATGCTGCTACTCTTGTTGCTGGTAGAATTATTCAAAAACCATTAGCAAAAGGAGTTAGTTACCTTGCAAAAAAAGGTATCTTAGCTCAAGTGAAAGGTTATGTTGCAAAAGGTTTAACTGTACAGCAAGCTAAGGATCAAATAAGAAGACAGTTTTTAAATAAAATTAAGACAGCAGCTACATCAGATCTAGCGCAAAGGTCTTTAGCTTATGGTTTACCTGCTTCTGTAGTTAATGGAACTCTTGATGCTATATATCAAGTAACTAAACTAGAAACAGGTGCTCAAAAAGAATGGAGTAAAATACAAACATTTGGTTCTGTTACTGGTCCACTTATTCTTATGCCAGCAGGTGTGTATGGACATAAAGTATTAAAAGATTTTAGACTAAGACACCCTGAGAAATGGTATGGTTGGAAACAATTAGATGATAAGTTTATTAAAGAGGGTCTTATAGCTCTAGAAAAAGAACAACAAAAAATTGTTAACACCCCTGCAGTAAGAAGAAAAATACTAGCAACTTTTAATATTAAAGAAACTAATAATAAATTAGGAGTATTAGACCCAGATAAAACAGATAAGTTTTTTGATAGTTGGGAGCTAACTAAATCTAAATCTAAAGCAGTAGGTAAAAGAGATACTGAATTATTTAATCAGTTCATGCATCACTTACTTTTTGGTAAAGCAGATGATATGAATGCAGACAGGGGTTTAGTTTTTATATTTGAAGATGCTGGAGTTAGTTTACATGCTGCTCAAATAAAAAAGGGTGATAACATTACAAATGTTTATGCCCAACTATTTAAAATGTTAGATCAAAAAACAGTTACTGATGTAGTAAATGTTTTTCAAAAAGAAACTGGAACAAACCTTAGAAAAATGTTAACGGGTAGTGATGATGTTACTACACCAATAACAGGAGAGATGCTAGCTAACTTAACTGTAAGAGTTATGAGTGACTTTGGTACTAGTGGTAGTATATTTTCTAGGGTAAGAAAGTTTCATAACAATTCTTTTCAACCTAACGATAAGAAAGCAAGAGCTTTAGCTAAAGATAAATTAAAAGAAAAAAAACCTAAAGTTTTTAAGTACCTATTAAGTAACTATAAAAAATTATTAACTGCTGCATTACCTACAACAGGTGAAAATATAAAAGGTTATGGATTTTTAAATGTATTAGATGCAACTTCTGACATTGTTGCTTCACTTATTAACGCTACCCGTGGAGGTTTATATAAATTATTAGACGATCCAGCTGCTCAAATACCTCAGAGAGGTGGTAAGTCAAGAGCTGACGTATTGTTAACTCAAGCTTGGGGAGAAAGCAGAGGCACAGCTAGAAAATTTTTAAACATTTTTACCCCAGAATTACCCACAGGTTATGCTGAAATAATATTAAACTTAAGTCCAGCCCAACAAAAGACACTACTAAGATATGTATCTGGTGGTGTTGCTGAGGGTAGAGGTAAGTATGCATCTGCTTTTGAAGAGATGAATATGCCTGAAGTATTTAAGTATGTAGATAATACTACAAATGCTATACAAACTATTAGTTTACTTAGGTTACAAGATACCTTAACTAAACACTGGTCGTTTGCAGGTTTAGTAGATCAAAAAATAATGGAAGTTTATGGTAAAACACCTGGAGAATTTTTTAATACAACTGATCCAGGAATGATGTTTAATATGATGATGAGCAATTCTTTTAGGGCACTTGTTTTAGACCCTGCTGTTACACAAACTGTAAAGTTAACAGCATCTGTAGACTGGACACAGAGAAGTAAGTATGTAGGTACTTGGTGGGCAGAAGCTGCTAAACAAATGGAAAGACTTTCTAATAATGCATTTTTTGGTTATCAAATACCCTTTGGATCTTTTGCAAATACTGTTGTACATAATGCTGGTAGTTATACTGGAATAAACTTTGCAAGAAGACTAATGCATAGGGGTTTAGAAGTTAAAGGTATAACAGGTAGGGATAGTAAAAGACTTATAAATCCTTTTGATGAAAGTGATACAAAACTTTTTGCTCAAGGTGTTGTTGGGATATCTTTAATGGGTTATTATTTATATGGGCCACCAGGAAAACCAGAACTAGGTGAAATGTATAAACTAGAGAATGGTATTGCTGTTGATCAAGACCTACAATCAGATGGTAGTATGACTAGTTCATCTACAAGTTGGCCTAAGCGTCAGTTTAAACTTGGAGCTAGAGTAGTAGCGCATATGTCTCAAAAATATAATGGAGATGTAAGTCAAATACCAATAGAAGAATTAAAGTTTGGTCCTATAAATGAAATTTTTGAGTACTATGGATTTGAAAATCCAGAGTGGAACATAAGAAATTGGAAAGATTATATTGATAAAAATAAACCGTTTCAAGGTCAAGGCTTTAGTAATGTACCTGTAGATCTTTGGAAAGAATTATTTAACTCTTTAGGTGGATCAAACTATTTAAACATACAAAAAGTTCAAGATGTTTATGTTGCTGGAATAATTAAGTCTTTAAAAGATGGAGACTTTAGTATTTTTTCTATGCAAAAAACTTTGTCAGAAAAAAAAGATGACTTTTTAGATCTTGCAAACGTAGTTATTATGCCACCTGCAAGTAGGATATTCCAAGGTGCAACAAGATTTGCAGAGTTAGAGAATACAATTACTAGATTAATATTTGATAATGAAAGTCACCCTGACTATGGTGGATATAATAAATCTTATTATGGTATGTTTAAATACATAGATAACTTAATTCAAATACCAAGTGCTATGGGTTTTGGGAAAGGTATTGGACCTGATCGCATTGTTAATCCTGTAGAAAAACAATCTGTTAGTGGTGAAAATGTAGATATAAGTATACCTAAATTATTATTTTCAAATAGATTATCTCAAGAAAATAATATGTATATGTCTATGTGGAACTCAGCAGGAAAACCACCGTGGAAAGCTGGAGGAACTATGGGCAGAGATATGATTAATGCCCCAGTAGAATTAAGAAACATGATTAATGAAGCGTTAAGAAATGAATTACATTATGTTGGTATGCAAAAAATAAGAGACTTAGATAAATTAGGCATAGACTATTTTAAATCACATCAGAATAAAGATCCAAAAGGATTAGGTTTTAATAAAGAAAGTATTTTAAATCAAGTACAAAAAGAAGCAGTAGATAATATTAAGGCTGGTCTTTTATACTCTGAAGAGAATGGTAATGGTGAAACAAAATTCTTAGATGCAATGGAGTTAATGAAAAAAGATAAAAAAGATATTGAGTATGCAATAGAAATTGCTTTCAATGACACAAAAGAAAAACCTAAAGACTTAGATGATATCTTTTACATGGGTGGTGATTGGGATATAGATACTAAATTAATTATTATGTTAAAATTAATTAATGGAAAAATAGATAACTCTAATCCAAGTAGTAAAGAGAATGAAAACTTTTTAAAATTTATAAACCGTTTAACTATAAACTAATCTTCACTATCATCATCTAACATATAGTCTGCCCAGTCATATGCTGACCTTTTAACTTCAGACATACGACCAGCCCCTCGACCGCCAGAGAGTAACCCAGCTAGAGCTTGTCCAGCTAGGTATCTCCTTGTAGTCAGGGGTTTTATTGTTCTTGGGTTACGCTTACGTGTAGTAAATTTCTTAGCTTCAGTTTCTAAGATTGACCTCTTGTTGTCGCTCATTCTTCTTTACCTTTTCAAGGTTTTTAAAGTAAGCTATATTAAAACCATACTCCCAATCTCTATTGTTCTTAGTGTTGAGCGTATAAGGATTACCTAAACTACCCCTACGAAAAGCTGTCTTACCCTCTTCGAATGGTTTCATTTATGTATCTCCTTCATAGTCTTAAGCATCTTATTTAAATACCACTCTGCTTTCTCTATGTCTTGAACAGAGTTTTGTTTGTACCTATACCTATGCTGGTATTTAATCATGTTACCATGACAGTAACTAACAAAACCCTCATTACCTAATACTTGTTTAATGTAATCAATACATTCAATACCTCCTGTAAGATTATAGTGTGCAGGTTTATTAACAGGATCATACTTCTCAGCTTCTCTAGGGCTGTGAATTTTAGTTGTTAATGAACCTAACACAATTCTATTACTTGGATTTTGTTTCTTCGTCCCCATTATTTTCTCCTAACGCATTTCTTAATTCATTTAATTTACCAGAGTGAACAGCATCTACGCATTGTGCAATATGATTTAATAAACCTAAAGAATTATCTCCAAGCTTAACAGTATTAAGTATTCCCATTAACTCACTGTTCTCTTCATCAACTTCATGTTCTTTATTATCAATAGTAACTTTCATTTGTATCTCCTTAAGCACTAATGTCTACAATTTCACAGACTTCACCAGTGCATGCAAAGGTCTGAGATGATTTCGTTGTGTCTTCTGATTCAAAGTCTGATAGCTTAGACCAATCTATTTTCTTAGGCATAATACTTTTTAATATTTTGTAATCATTCTTATTGCAATCCTGATAAGGTGCTTGTTGATATATGTGATCGTCATGTGGTAAAAATGACACACCACTTACCTCATCAAAGTTTTGATGTACAAAATTAAGCACTGGTATCCACTCTCCTTTCCTAACTGATATTGTAACAGATGGTTTGTGTTCTGTCCAGTGTCTTTGATAAATTAACCACATATTTAATTGATCAATAGCTGTTATATCATTCCTTGTAACAGCTTTATTAGGTGCTTGTACAGGGAAGCTAAACACTGTAGTAGTCTCAGGCTTACTTACACACAGTTCAAAGGGTATACCTTGGTCTTTCATAAACTGAGTTAAAGGATCATTGTTATCAGCCCGTACTGTACGTATGTAGTAAGGTGAATGCCTGGCATGTATACCTGAGGCACTGTCTACAAGTTGACTGACTGTACCACTAGGTTTAACACAGGTAATAGCTGTAGCTACAGGTATACCTAAACGCTCTGCCCAATTAGCATTGGTAGTAATAGCAATATTCTTTAAATGCTCTAGTGTTTTATCAAGTCCTTTATTTACAAAAGTCATCAACGGGTTATCCATAATACCTGTAAGGCTAACACCAAGAAGTCTTTCTTCTTCTGTATTGTTTTGCCATATCTTACGTAGGTATGGAAACTTAGTATAGGTAGATTGTATTGTACCTAGTATGGTAGCACACCTAACTTTCTCTGATAGTGTATCAAGAGTATCTGTTGCTCTCACAACTACTTCAGTAAGGTTACAGAATTGATATGGTCTTAGTATAATTTCACTGCATGGGTTAGTTCCAAAGTCATAGTTAGGGTCACGTCTACCATTCTTAGCAACTTGTTTTTTAGCAGCCTGTCTATTAAAGATACCACGCTCACCATTATTTGATTCTATTAATGAGAGCCACTCTCTTATGAAAGCAGTTTCATCAGGTTTTTCAGTGTAACATACTGAGTTGTTAGATAATTGACGTTGACCATTTAATTCCCAGAACTTTCCATCCTTTGCATGTCTCATTCTATCATCAGTTAAATTAGATAGTGAGATCATAGCTGACCTACGTACACCACCTACTACAACAACCTCACCTACCTTACACATTAAATCATGGCACTCAATAGAGTTTAACTTTCTTCCCTGTGCACTTTTAAATACACCAATAGTAAAGTTAA